AGTTGATAGTTCTAAAATTGAAACTGTTGTAGGAGATGTTTTAGATTTTAAGACTTCTTTAACATTACAAGGGCGTAAGAATCTATATGATTATTGGAAAGGAATTTATTTAGATATGAAAGTTAATTTAAAAAATACCCAAATTGATATTCCTCCACAACTAGAAGAAATCTATAAAGAATTAGACGGTGTTAAATTGGCTTCTTATGTTGTAATGGCTCCCGATACTGTAACCGTTAAAATGTATAGGCCCGCTACCTCGGCTAGAATTTTAATTAATTCTATTTATGAAGATAAGGACATTGAAAGACTTCTAAATCCTGATGCAAAAATGAAAGGACCTGAAGAATTTATTGATTCGGAAACGGGAGAAACTCAGACTGAAGGACCTACTTTTGATGAATTCCAAGCATCCGTTGAGGAATACGATAAAGAGGTTGATTTGGAATTAAGAGATGTAGACGGATTAGACCCATTACTAGCATTAGAATATGTTACTGATAAAGAGGGAAGACTTCCTCTTGTTTTGGCTGATGATGAGGTTAGGGAACAGGTTGAAAAACAACTTAATTATATTTTATCTACTACTAAACTTACCCCCTTCATGGGTCCTATTATTGAACAAGAACTTAATGAAGTGATGGATAAGATTAGTGGACAAGTCGTTGAAAGAGATAGTTATTATTTTCCATTAATGGGTAAAACTAATAATTTAATGGACACATTTGAAAACGCAGATGGTCCTGCCGGAAAAATGGAAGTAAAGACCTTTGTATTAAAAATGGTAGTAAATACAACAGAAACAGGTTCCACTATTTCCTTTGAAGAAGATTCAGAATTAACAGGTAGTGCTTCTCAAGTAGCACAACAGGTTAATTCTATTAATACTGACTTTTTTAGAAATTTAGTTATTCAAGCAGAAGTAACATCCGGTCGAAGATATAGAACAGGTGAAGCACCTACAACCCCCGCTGAAAGAAAGGCAAGTAGAAATAGAAATACTAAACCTGTAAGTGAGATTAGAGCAGAACGTGGTGGAACTCTCCCCGGACAAAAAGGAAGGTTACCAGCAGGACAAAATGTAATTCCTGAATTAAGTGCATTGTTAAATAAGTATTTCTTTGAACCTTTAAGACCAAAAAATATGTTTGGTAGAGAAAGTCCTTCGTTTGCTTATAGTAAATTTTACACTAATTTAAGAAAGGTTGGGACTATTGATGCTAACCCTGCATATCAAACTATTAGCAGAAGATTGGCAGAAACATCTTCAATTGGTTTTGAATCCGATGATATGGAAGACCTTATGAAATTCTTCAGAAATTATAGTCAATTATTTAGAGAAAATAACCAATCTACTGTATTAGATGTTTTAGAAGAAGCCGCCTTAGCATTTACCAAAGTTGCAATTTTAGGTGTAAGTGAAACAGAAAGTGGGCGTAGACAAGAAATTACTAAGAGAACAAAGAGTATCAGAAATTTCTTTGCCGGTGAATTTAGAAAATGGTTAGATGCTAGAAGTATCCCTTCAGATAACAAAATTTTTATGAATGCTCCTTTGGATAAATACGCCCCTGCTACTAATGAAACTTTTAGTCAGGCCTTAGACGCGCTAATTGAAATGGTTGAAGATGAAGATTTCCAAGAATATGCTAGAGATGAAGGTATTAAATATGCTTCCGGTTTAAGATTGGCTATTCAGAATCTTAAAATGTCTTCCGACGACCTTGAGTTATCTAAGGCTTATATTGAAGCCCTTGACTTATTAAAGACAAAGCGCGGTGAAGCAATTTACAAGGCATATAGAGATACAGATAATCTCGATGATATGGATTACATTATTGGAAAGATGAAGGGTTCTCATAATGTAGACCTATACGCTCGAGATATTGAAAGAATTGTATCCAGCCAAGACTCTTTCTCTTCCATCGCTAAGGCACATGGTATTGACGAAAAGTTAGTTTACGAAATCAAGGGTCTATTCCGTCCGGTGACTGAATTGTATAAGGGTATGTATGACCCCCGTTGGGATTCGGGTAAGATTTACGAAATTGATGGGAAGAAATACAGACTATATACTGAACAAGAAAGAAAATTGCGTGAAAAGGCTAGTAAAACAATGGGTTCAGATGAAGACCAAAGAAAGCGTATTGCCTTGCGTAATTTAATTAGAGAGTTAAATTTACAACCTGAGTGATTATATGTCGTTAGACCTACTTACGGAAATGGACCTTGCCGCTTCTAAGGGCAACTTTGAATATTTTTTTACCAAAGTTCTCGGCTACGAGATGGCCCCGTTTCATAGAGAATGGTTAGAACGTGTAAACGATACAAAACGCACGGTTACAATTTGTTCCCGCGACCACGGTAAGTCTGTCTTTTTCCACTCTTGGTGTGTGTATCAATTAATTTTCCAAGAGCCGCCTTATCAGATGCTATATATTTCTTCTAACCAAAAACAGACTATGGTTCACATGAAAGATATTGACCGTATGTTTACCAATATCCCTGCCCTAAGAAGATTCAAACCTAAGTCCGGTTGGGCCGTTGGTGCTATGCGATTGACTAATGGTAATGAAATTCTTGAACGTTCCGTTGGCTCACAGATTCGTGGTCTTCACCCTGATGAAATCATTGTGGACGACCCTATGAAAGAGTTCTCAGTAGCGGCTATTCAACGTGTTTCAGATTGGTTTTGGGGCGACATGATTCCTACCCTTCACCACACGTCTACGCTAAGAATGATTGGAACCCCTTTCACCTATACAGATATCTTCGCAGAATTAGAAGAAAATAGTGAATATGATGTTAAGCGTTATCCGGCTATCAATCAGGCGGGCCATGCGCTATGGCCTTCCCGTTGGGATATTGATTCCCTCGAAAAACGTAAGCGTGAAATCGGCTCTTCAAAATTTACCCGTGAATATCTATGTATCCCAATTTCGTCTAACACTATGTTATTCCAAAAAGAACATATTGAAGCCGCTAAGGATAGGACTATTACTACAAAATATTCAGGCAATAACGAAGCCTATAAATACTATATTGGCTATGACCCATCATTGAGTCAAGATGGTGACTACACCGTGATGCTTGTTCTCGAAGTTGATGAGGATATGAATAAAACGGTGGTCCATATGACGAGAGAAAAAAATCTAGACTTCAGGGGACACATTCATCGTATCTCAGACCTTTGTGTTAGATACAAGCCTGAGTTGGTTATGATTGAAACAAACACGTTTGCAAAGTCCTTTGCTATGGAATTACGCGACATTTCCGATTTCCCTGTCCGTGAGTTTACAATGTCCCGAAGGAAGAAGGAGGAAATTATTTTAAACCTGCAGATGAATCTTGAGAATAATAAGATTCATTTCCCTTATGCGGACGACACCGCTAAGAGTATGACTAATGCAATTGTTCAAGAATTGGAGGCGTTTGGTATTTCATCCACAGGTAAGATTGAAGGATTAGGCGCACACGACGATGCCGTGATTGCTCTTGCTTTGGCTAACCAAGCCACCAAATCGTTCAATGATTCATTCATTGAAATTGACGGTGGAGGCATTTTCGGAGGTAACGAAGACCCGTTACAGTCTATTATTCAAAAACAAAATTTCGGAGGTGGGATTTATGGGATTAATCTATAAGGAAGAAAAAATTAATACAGATGCTACAATTGCGGCTCTTCAAGAATTGGCTCGAGAACAAGAGGAAACCGAAGAAGTCAAAAACAAGATTAAGGAACTTGTGGGAAAATCTTGGTCGGAATATTTATCCTTAGATGAATCCGAAGTAATTAAGGAAATTTCTAAAAATTATTCTATCAATCTAACCGATGCGGCTGATATGTTAACTAAGATGCCTGATGAACCACTTATTGATAGTAAGACTATTCCTGAAATTATTAAGGAACTCCGTATGATGAGAAGAGAGTTAAAGGGTGATGCAAGAGTTAAAATGTCTAATACAATAGACCATCTAATTAAGGCTTATACGGGACACCTAAACGATACCCTCGAATCTATCTATTGGTTGAAGCCATATAAGAAAGCGGTGAGACTACTTACCCCAAGTTTGGATACCTTGAAAAAATTTGAACACATCAAGGATGGTAAAACAAGAACAGAAGTAGTAGATATGCTTTTAAGAATGTGGGATGCAGATACTAAAAAATCTGAATTGGATTACGGTAGTGAATACTGCAAATTTAGTAATATTTTTAAGGAAACAAAGAAAGAGATTCGAAGTGTATTAAAGGAAATCAATCACCAATCAATTCGTAAGAGCAGACAGGAAAGGTTGGATGATGAATTAATTAAACAGGTTTGTAAAACACCGGGAATTACAAGTAATCACCTACATGCTATTCTTCCCAATTCATATAAAAATTCTACTAGTCCTCAAACAATTGCAAAGATGTTACGCAAACTTGGTGTAACCAATGTTGATGGTGAGTATTACTTACTAAGTGACGAGATTAAAAAAGACCTCTATTCCTACGTTGCGGGTTTCATTGATTCTGACGGTTTTATCACTATGGATTCTTCTTATGCCCCCCGCATTGGTATGATTGCAACGGGCAACCGTGGGCGGGCATTCTTTACAGAATTAGAGAAAGAGTTAAATATTGGGCGACTACATTTAGACCAAAAGGTAGGAGAAAATTCGCGTAGCCAACATCGTTTAAATTTCTATGCTCAGAATGATATTATTAAACTATTAGACAAGTGCCTTCCCCATCTTCGTATGAAACAGACACAGGGCAGATTACTTCAAGAGGCTATCAGAATCAAGAAGCATTTCAAGAAAGAACCGTGGGCTAAGGAGCGAGTCGAGCAGATTTTTAAACTCATCAAGTGGGAAAATTGGAAGGATGCTAGGAACCAAGACGAATTCGTTAAGTATGGAATTACTGAAGAGGATATTACTAAATACCGGGAAAGTAATAAATGGGAACTGATGAACGAGTTAGATAGTATCGTTAAGGAGGAATGAGCATGGGATTAAGAGATAGAGTAAGGGCGGTCATTACAAGAAGAACACCCATTCCTAAGTCGGATGAGGTCTTCAATCTTGGTATTCAAGAGAGGCGTATGCCTCAACATTATGCGGGTAAGTATCTTTATGATACTGCCCGTAATTCTACTATCGTCCGCACTTGTTTAGTGCAATTAAAGAACGAGGTCTTCCGTCGTAGTTATGAATGGAAGAAGGAGTTTGAACTAAAGTGTATTGACTGTGGATATGAACACCAAAGAGAAGTGGACCGTTGTTATAGTTGTAATAGTGGAAATCTACGAAGACCCGATTTCAACCAAAAACTTTATGCTGAAAATTTCTTTAAGGGGTATGTAAACGAAGCAAATCAGTTATTCATTGACTTAATGAAAGAGTTAGAAACCGACCTCAACGTAATTGATGATGCTTTCTTAATTTTAGTTAAGGACTACATCTTAGATGAAAGAGGTGAAATTAAGTTATCCAAGGTTAAGGAAGTTTATCGTGGCGACCCGACCACTATGTATATTGAAACTGATGAAGACGGTGATAGAGGATATACACGCTACACCTGTGTTTCTCATCGTGAAATGATTTCAGATGATTGTTATGCCCCCTGTGAAATTTGTAACTCTAAACTATACCCTGTGGAGTTTGTTAATAAACCCACCACGGGCGGTGAACAGAACTTCATTATGGGTGAAGTAGTGCATATTAGCAAATACTCTCCATCGAGGTTATACGGCCATCCACCCGTTCTTACACTATGGAATCACATCTTCACACTTCAGGCTATGGAATCTTACATTAGCACATCTTATTCTAAAGCACGAACACCGAGGGGTATTCTAGCCGTGCAGACTAACAATATGGAATCACTAGTTAAATATTGGAAAGGTGTTAAGGAGAAGTTAGAAAAAGACCCTCACTATATCCCCATCATGGGTATTGAAACTGAAGGTGGGGCAGGTGGTTCTGTTCAATGGGTTCCTTTTATGAATACACTAAAAGAAATGGACTACATCGCAGTTAAGGACGACCTTCGCAAGCGTATTAGTGCCTTCTATGGTGTAAGCGATGTATTCATGGGTGATACAACAACCGCAGGTGGTATGAATAACGAAGGTATGCAAATTCTTGTAACTAACCGTGCAGTTGAAATGTCGCAAAATGTTTACAACAAATATCTATTCCCATACCTAATGAAGCAATTCGGTATTACAGACTGGAGGATTCAATTACTACGTTCCGAAGAAGAGGACCAAACTGCTCATCTAAGAAGACGTGAAATTGAAATTAACCTTGCCGTTCAGATGAAAAACTTAGGTTTTGAAGTTGATATGAATGAAGAGGGGGATTTTGTATTCAAGAAATACCCGTCTAAGGAAGTTACAGATGTGGACGTAAGTGCTGATGAGCAACCAATGTTAGAAACTGACCCATATGCAGGAACAAACATTGACGCTTCACAATTAGGACAATTACAAGAACAGGCCCTTATGAGTGGGCAAACGAAGGCGCAGGTTGCCGGTGAAGTGCCGGGAAAACGCAATAAGCCTAGCATGAGTGTTGGGCCACCAAAGAGATTTACAGGATTACCCGAAGAAGCGGCAAATAATAATGTTGATAGAAGAAGTGAAAGGAGGACGCCACAATGAGTGATATTATCAGAAGAAAATTAGACGAAGCAAAAAAGCAGTTGAGCCAAATTGAGAATAAGGTTAATGCACCCGAACCTGAGGTTAGGAAAACAAGGACGGTATCACCACCTGTTCCTGAACCTATTACTGATGGTGATAAGCGGGATGCACCAAGTCGTGTAGGATATGCAATTGAAGCAGGTCCTCGAATGAGAAAGCGTTGGAAAGAGGTGTGAATATGGCTAGAAAAAAAGAAAAAGAAGATAAAAAGGGTAAGGGGTTTCCATTCCGCAGACCGCCATCCCTAGAAGGTTTTCCAAAAACTAGTCAAAGAGAAGCAAGAGGGGAAGGTGTTTCTGCAGATGAAAAAAGAAGATTAACTGAAGAGGAATTTGCTGAAAAATATCCGTCAACTGCTACATTACCCTCAGATACAGTAGGCGCACCTTTGTTTTCTATACTTAGACCCGGAGATAAGGGTTTTGAATATAAGCCTAGTCCTCCCGCTAAAATTGTTCGAGATAAGAAACTATACGGACAAACCTTTGAATTTTTAACAACAAAGGGCGTTTCAAATGTTGATATCAGAAATTTTATGATTGAATTTAATAGAGGTATTTCACAAAACGATTATTCTATTATTGTTAAAGCCTTAAATAATCTACAAGAAAATAATGATGGTGTTAATAAGTCAGACATTAATAGATTAATGCGTATGATTGAAAATTATAACGTGACTAATTTAGAATCAAAGGAAGAAGATTTTTATGGTATGTTTGTTCCTTACTTAAGAGGTTTAAAGGATAAGGTAATTCCTGATGCTAAGGGTATCAAGATTCAATCTAGTAATGGGAATATTATTAGATTTAGTGATAGTCCAAGTAAGGTTAATCCTAAAATTAGTTATATTAATAAAGAAGTTTTAAAGAAAAATGCTTCTAATAAAGTATACGAGGACGCTTTAGATGTTTGGCAAGAATGGGCTACTAAAAATTATTATCCTTTAGAAGATGTTGATAAGGTCCCTATTAAGAAATTTGCTTCTATTTTCTTTAGGGAACTTCAAGCGTTTATGACTTCAGAATCAAATGTTTCTGCTAATACTATTGAAGAATTGGGTCGTAGTTTAATTACATCTCCATTGTATAGTAAAATCGTCAGAGAAAGCGAGCGTATGTTCCCATCATCAGGAAAATTTGATAGAAAATTATTCTATAAAAATTTATTTAAAATTTTCAAGGGCGATGAAGTGTATGCTATTCAAGTCTTAACTTCTCCCAATTATTTAGAAGCATTGACCCCCCAAACAAGGGATAAGGTTATGGAATTATATTCTAAGGAAGTTGGACCTGAAGGAATGAAATTACCGTTAGGTTCTTGGGTAGCAGGTGCATTAAAATCTCAAATGGGTGCAGGTGTAGGGCTTGGGGCTAAGAACGTATATGACGAAAAGGGTAAAAACCTTGTAGGAAGCGGTGTAGCACCAGAGTTTAAAACGCCCTTTAGAATCCCTGAATCAATTGAACGTCCTGAAGTTTCACCATCTAGAAAGAAGGTAAATTATTCTTTACTTTCTCCCTATGAAAATTCTGCATTTGCTATGGAATTTTATAAAGAAAATATTGAACCATTATATATCGAAATTGGTAGAAAGTTACAAGAATTAAATAAACTTAAGGAAACTATGAAACCTGCTGAAGAGAAGGAAATAAGAAAAATTGATAATATTTTGAGATTACTTGATAAAATTAGAGATAAACAAGAAGCAGGTGCGGATAAAAACCTTGAACTTGGGTATAATAAACCCTATAAGGATATTCCCTCTGATACAAAAGATTCTAATTTAAAGGATTTAAAAAGTATGTCTTCGGGTATTTTAGACAAGGAAAAAACTCTTGCTGAAAACAATGACTTACTTGTTGAAAAAAGAGATAATATGTTATCCAATTTCCGTAAATACCATAGTGAAAGAAAAAAGAATGAAGATGAAAGAAACAATATTCATGAAACAATTGAAAGTAAACTTGATGAATTAGTTAAAAATTTAAATATTACAAGAAATGATTTAGTTATCTCTTACGATGATAGAGATAGAATTAAAAATATTCAATTAAAGCGAATTAAAGAAGGTGAACAGAAATACGATATTATTAATAGGGTATTTATTGAATTAAATGAAGATGCTAAAATTGTTGAAGAAGAACCGGAGTTATTAGGAAACACGTCTATATCTCCGGGCATTTCGACAGAGGAAAAAAGACAACGCTTCAGAGCAGAAAACGAGGCGGCTCGATTTGAGAAAATGGACGTTGGTTCACTAAACGAAAAACAACGAAGGGAAGTCAAGACTTATTTACAGGATGCTGACCCGACCTCTTACTTTGGAGAGGAATATTTAAAACTAGGGAAACTCATTGAAGTATTAGAAGGGGTTTCCGAAGAAGGGGATGAGGAAATGCTTGAAGGGCTTAACGAGCGAAACCTCAAGGTTATTAAACTAGCCGCCCGCTTAAGAAAATTATACGAAGGCCTATATGAAGATATTAGAGAAGAAGTTTATCCGGAGGATGAGGAAGAATGAATGAAGAAAATACATTAGAAATTTTGAAAATGCTTGTTGAAAGAGTAAAGGACTTAGAACGCCAAGTGTTAGAATCTGAAATGACTTTGCTTAAGTCGGGCTTTGTAGCACATACACCACGCCCGTCTGCTAAGACCCAAAGTTTAAACCCTGATTCAAATACTATTGCTAAAATGTCTTGGGACCAATTAGACGAACTCGTTGATAGAATGGGGGGACAATGATGAAAGAAACAGAAGATTTAACACAGAAAGAAACAGTATATTCTCGACTAGTCGAGTTAGAAACATTAGTAACAAATGCTCTTGGGGCTTTAGTCGAATCGGCTAACGCACAAGCATATAAGACTGTAAAACCTAAGAAAACAGATGTAGAAAGATTAGCCGCTCGACCATATACAAAGGGACTACCTGAAGCGTTTAAGAAGGGCACACCAAGTTTAATGCCTAAGAATGATATGCTATACAAAGAACCGGCATTTGATGAATCAGGAGATGCTCCTGTTGAACCTCCTACCGCTCCTGAAGATTCACAATCTAAGGACGTAGCCGCTTCTATTGAACAGACTTTAGAAAAGATTCGCAGACTAAAGCACACCTTAGAAGTAGAAGCCGCTGATGCTATGCAACCCACCTTGAGATGATTAAAATGAATCCATTCGAAGTGCAGACTCCTGATGTGCAACCGCACATTATGATGCTTAGAAACGTGGTAGCCTCACGCTATCTTACAGGCGTTGATAATCAAAAAGCCTTCGGTCAAGAATGGGAAAAATTGGTTTTAGAACTTAGGAAACTTATGAGCGACCCAATTATTCGTGCTGAGTTTGACTTTGAAGATGATATTCTATTTTCTAATTTATCTCTTAATGTTAGAAGTGAGCAGGCGCAGAAATTATACTCAGCCATTACTGATTTAGAACCAAAGAAACCCTACACATTTTTGAAGGAAGAAGAGAATCCCAAGTTTATTATTCCAAATAAACCAATGTATAGAATCTTTGAAATTGACGACTTAGATGAAATTCGTGGCTTTACAGGTTTCTATATCGTTCAAGAAAAATACGACGGTCTAAGGGTTCAGGTTCACAACTTTGATAATAAGGTCAAGGTTTATTCTTTTAATGGGAATGATATTACACCCAAGTTTACACAACTTGCAGAATATTTAGAAAAGAAAGACGTTGGTGATTTTATTATTGATGGTGAAGCGGTGCTATACAAAGACGACGACCCATTGGTAAGGTCTGATACATTAGCGTATATTAATAAGAAAAACGCTGAAAGTGCAGATATCAGAATTCACGTTTTCGATATCATGCATTTTGCGGGTGATGAAGTTTACAAAGAAAAACTAGAGGATAGACTCGAAGTTCTTATGCAAAACTTTTCTGCATTGGCTAATGATGATATTACATTCCCTAATAAGAAAAATACACGCGATGCAGATTCTAAAGAAGAAATCGCCCGCTATGCTGAAGAAATTATGAATAACCCCACCGCTGAAGGTGTTGTTATTAAGGACGCCAAATCTTCATATATCATTGGTAAGAAAAAGAACCCAAAATGGGTTAAGTGGAAGAATTTTGTAGACCTTGATGTAATTATTCTCGAGGCTCGTAAAAATGCTAATAATACTTATTCCTATACAATGGGTGTTGGTCCTGAAGAAGAAGGTTCTAAGTTAAAATCCATTGGTGGGAAAAAATACATGCCCGTTGGTAAGGCCGCTAATTACAGTAAAAAACTTCCTGTTGGTAGTATCATTCGCGTAAAGGTGGACGATATTTTGGGTAGCAAGGAAAAGGGCTTTACCTTAGGTGGTGCAAAGATTCACGAAATCCCTGAAGTGGAGCAACCGGATAGGGCTATTTCTTTGGAATTATTATCCGAAGGTGGACGTAAATCATTGGGTGATTATAAGGTTGAAGCATTGAAAAAGTCCTACACAGTTAGTGACGGTATTCACGGAATTGCAAAAATGGAATATGGAATCGAACCTGAAGGATTTGTATTTTATGATTTTGAAAAGGATAACCTAATGGCTAAGATGGCTAATTTGGAAATGGACCTTTGGAAGCAGAAATTACAAGAAACCTATGGAAAGGATAATGGAAGGTTCATGGCCTTTGTAGCGCAAATTCTCGAGGACAAAAGAATGTCTGCAGAAGATATTTACAACGCAGGAATGGACCATGACGAGGACTTAATGGACCGATTGTTTAAGGGCAACATGAAGAAAATGACTGAAAGGTTAGACAATGGTGGTGAAGCCTATGGTATCGAAAAGGAAGGTAACCGCTATGTTTTCAAGGGCTTACTAAAGGCAGAAAGAAGAGGGTCCTTTGTATTATCATTAACTAATACAGGTAATCTCAACTTTACATTTATCTATGATGGTAAAAAACAAACTTGGGAAATCGAGGCTTCTTCCGATGAAGAGTTATACGACTTCTTAGGGGAGGCTGGTAAATATCCTGCAAAGGCTGTTAAGGAATCCTCTCAAGATAAGGTAATTGATAAAGGGACAGTTATTCTCGGTGCACAAAGAACTGACTACCATGAATACATTCTAAGTGGTAAGGATATTCGTTCAAAACTACACGTTAGATTATTGCCGGTAGGTGGTAAAGAAATGTGGTTAGCATGGACCGGATATGAACAGAAACCCGCACCAAAAGATTCAGATAAAGGGGTAATTGATATTTATGAGTCATAATGATAGACATTTAAATGAAAGTTTAGATAACCTTTATATAGTCTATAAGCCACAGAAATATACTAGGAGCGTAGCATAATGTTCGAGTCACTTATGTTTGGTAATTCGCCCGAAGCCGGTAGCGAATTCATTGTAATGAAGGAAGATAAGGACACCGTTATTGCGGGCTACGCATCTGTTGATGTAGTGGATAAGCAGAATGATATGATTACACTTCCTGCTATCCGTGAAGCGGCAGACAAATTTATGAAAAACGACCGATACCGAAACGTTATGATTACGCATTCTAACGTTCAGGTTGGTGAAGTTTTAGACACATATACAGATTCCAAAGGAAAAGTCCTAAAAACAGGCGTTGATGATACAGGTTTTTTTGTAGTAATTAAGTTAAGAGATGATATCGAGAAGGCGCGAGAAGTAGCCCGTGACGTAAGAAAGGGGAAACTACGTTCTTTCTCGATTGGTGGACAGGCATTGAATAAAGTTAACCGACACAATGAATCGGTGGGGACCTATAAAGAAATTGATAAATTAGAACTCCATGAGATTACCATTTGTGAGGAAGGCATCAATCCCGAAGCCAAATTTGACATTGTTAAGGAGGACACTAAAATGAGTGAAATTGAAAAAGCATTACAAGAATTTAACGAAGTAATGGCCGAACTAAAGGGCGAACTACGCAAGGAAGAATCCGAAGACGTAGAGGCTATGGATGAGGCCGCAGGCATGGAAACAGAAGATGTTGAAATGGCTGATGAAGAAGAAGACGTAGAGATGGGCGATTACAGCGAAGAAGAAATGGACAAAGAATACAAGTCTGTTCGTGCTGAAACCCTCGACCTTTCTCCCTCGAACATTGAGAAGGCTTACGAGGCTTTCCGTGCCGAGCGTGAGGAAGAACGTGCATTTGGTTTAGTCAAGGCACAATTCGAGGCTCGCTACAAGGCTGAATTAGAAGAAGAAAAGGCCCGTATCGCTAAAGAAGACTTTAACGCTGCAGACGCAGTTGAAGCACTTAAGGAAGAGTTTAACGCTCTCCGCAAGTCCCTTGAAGGTGACGCTACAATCGCCAAGTCGGTTGAAGCCTCTCGCGTTCAGGTTAGCGAAGAACTTTCTCGCGTAAGCGAAATGTCGTGGGATGAAGCCCATGACCTATTTAACAGATTAAACTGAGGTGAAAAAAATGACAGGATATTTTAATACAATTGCAGACTTAGAACGCGCTACTTACGGTCTTGGCGACAATGGCCGCATTAGCAAAGCATATACAGAGGTAATCACAGAAGGGATTCACACAACACACGACGGCGCACAAACCGGCGCGGCTGATGTTCCCGCACTATACAACCTTGTTTACGGACAAAAAGTATGGTCTATGATTAACCGTGAAATTAACGCACTTTCCATGCTTCCCAAGAAGCCTTGGAAGTCCTCGGGTTGGAGAATCCTAAAGGAACGTGCAATCGGTGGTGGCGGTGATACCTTCGCTTTCGATGTTAGCGGAACAGGCTACGAGTCCTCTTTGGGTCTTGGTGGTGTTGATGAGAACGAATCTCTTTCGACCATTCTAAACGTCCGTCCCGAATACGATGTTCTCAGCGTTTCGCCCAAGACAATTGCACACTCTTTCGAAGTTTCGGAAATTGCACAATTGATGGCTGGTCTTGACGACGGCATTGGCGACCTTATGCGAAACTACCGCGAAGAAGTCGGTATTTCTCACGCTGAATCTATGAACAAGATGGTGCTAACTGACCTTCACTCAACCGATGGTCTAGCAGACTCCACCTACCGTGGTCTATCAACCGGAAACCCCCTACAAGGTTTAACCTCTTTGTATCAGATTATTTCCAACTTCGATGAGTTAAATGGTCTATTTACAAACTCCCTAAACCTTTACGGTTCTACCCGTGCTTCGACTGGTGCTGAACACTTAGAATCTCTCGTTGATGAAAACGGTGGAACAGACCGTGCATTAACTGTGAACATTCTAAACACAATGCTCCGTGACTTAATGGCTCGCGGTGCTGAACCTAAGGTAATTCTAACCGGCTACGACACCATTCAGGTTCTCGGTGAATTACTCCAAGCCCAAGAACGTTTCATGGGTCGCTCGGAAATCGTTCCGTCCCACGCAGGTATCAAGGGTGTTGAAGGTCGCCAAGTAGGTTTCCGTGTTGCAACATACCACGACATCCCAATTATCCCCACAAAGGATATGCCGAAGTCTGGCCGCACAGGTCTAAGTGATATGTTGGTTCTAGACACCGACCACTTGTTCCTTTGCACCTTAAAGCCAACCGAGTATTTCGAGGGTGGCGTTGGTGCTGATGTATTCGGCCACGGCAAACTCGGACACCGTGGACTTTACCGAACCATTGGCGAAACAATGTGCACTTACTTCCGTGGACAAGGCAAGATTATTGATTTGGAGTGAGGTGTTTTAATTGACCCACACTACAACAATTCTTTCCGACCATCACGGTGTAGCAAAGCGTCAGGTTAAAGGACATGAGTATTACGTTGATGCGGCAGTAGATATTACTGAGTTTAGAACCGATGTAGCATTTACAGGAACATTTGTAGCCGCCGCTAATACGTTTACCCTAACTGTTGCTAATCTTACTGATTTCCCTTCCCTAAAGGTTGGGCAATCCATTACTATTAGCGATACAGAAAGTGCAACAAATGACGGAACAGTTACAATTACTGCTATTAGCGGTGTAGGTGCAATTGGAAGTGTGTTGACCTTAAGTGCAGTAGCCGGTGACGAAACCGGCGATGCTATTACTGTTCGTCCAACATACGAATTGTTACTTGCTAGCGAATTTGGTTTAAGAGTAATTAATACTGTTTTCATCACAGGTCAAGAAACAGATGGTAGCACATTTGGCGTTAAAACCACAAGTGGTGGTTTATCCGGCGGTCAAACATATGTTGAATTACATGCCGCTAACGGAGCCGGTGTTCCTGCTTCTAATGATGCTGATTTAGGAACAGTTAGACTACGAGTTTACGGAATTTGAGGTGATTTAGGATGGTGCGAATGATTAACAAATCAGGTGGAACCCGAGAAGTTATGGGTCGTCGTTACGGTGGAAACCGTGAATACGATATTCCTGAACGCCATGTTGATGTATTCCTTCGCAACAGATTTGAGTTGGTTTCCGAAGGGGAAGAATCTGCTCCGGTGGTTGAAGAAACTGCCGTAGTGGAGGACTCCCCTTCGGAGCCTTCCCTCGAAGATATGACTAAGAAAGAATTGCAATCTTACCTTAACGGTCTTGGTATTAGTTTTAAACTAACTGATACAAAGGCCGCACTTCTTTCATTAGCAGTAGGCGAAGAAGAGTAAAACCTTAAATACCTCTTCGACCTTAACGTTGTTATAGGAGGCTTTAGCCATGCATAGGATTACAAAGATTACAGAAAATACAACCGTTTCAAACATTGGTGGAACTTGGGAAGGAATTATTATTTATTGCGATGGTGGCGGAACCGGACTTGAAAGCATTAGTATTCACGATGCTAACACAGTAGGTTCTGCTGACGCTACTAATGATATTGCTACCTTTGTGGTATCAGATACATCGTTAGAAAGTAGTGAAGATTATCGCGGATATAAGGTAATTGTTAGAAATGGCCTCACGGTTAAATCTACTGATTTCACACAAGGACTTACAGTTTACGTCATTCACAATTGAGGTGATGGCTAATGGTTCGTGTTCCAAAAATCCCAAGAGTAACTACCGGAATCCAAAGAGAACAGGGTAGGGAAAACCAAGAAGGTGTTTCTTCAGAAGAAGTTAAATTGCCTATTGAAGATGATTTATTTTCACCTGAAAGGGACGGGCAATATACAACACAGGATGCTAAATTCTTAATGTATGCTTTTATTAACGAAGTTGATTTTCCTTCTTCTAAAAACAGACAATTCATTCGAGCATTCCCCACATGGTTAGCAACAGACCACAATGACCCTATTCCCTTTGAAGGATATAACGATGCTGAGTTGGATAGAATCAACGTAGCCGCGTTTAGAGATTTATTAGGGGCTAAGGTTTCCGATGTTATTCCTCTCCTTAAGGAAATTAATTCCGATGGCCTACCCGCTATTATGAGGACTCCTGATATGCAGGAGAGATACGATAAATTAACTTTAGGTGATGTATTAAAAGGTGATATAACCCCTCTCTATATGGGTGTTGATATCAATAGCGATGAATTTCAAAAGACAATTGCTGATTTAACTGTTAATAGTTTATTTTCTGAAAAGGCTCCTAAAACGTCTTTTGGTGCTTTAATTGCATCTATTGGTCTAAAGTTCTTGGACCCTAAAACTAGCACTCAAGAAGAATTAGATAAAAATGAAAATTTAAGGCGAATGGTATCAACAATTCTTAAAGAAAGGGGATACAAAACTGCTGAAGTTTATTTTGAAAAAATAAAAGATAATATCGAAAATGTTTTTAGAAGGGTTATGAGCGACCGGCATTCTAGAATAACTGCTTTTATGGTGTTATTTGATTTCGAGGTTAATTTTTCAGGTTATAAATTTCACCCCTTTGTTATTCCCAAAGAAGAACATTATCAATTTGAATTGAAATTAGACCTAGATGGTTTATCTGCTTTAAAGGAAGCGGGTTTTGCAGAAAATGTAGATATGGGAAATTATGATTTTGAAGGAAAAAATGCTGATAGAGAATACGAATTAAATATCAGAGCCCCATTAGGTGATGAACCCCTTGCACGATTTTATTCTATTTTACTACGCCATACACCGGATTCTTTCGTTAAAAATTTCCAAGAAGTATATAAGAAAAATATTTCTCTTTTTAGAAAAAGATTAAAACAAGGCACAGGAAATGAAATGCTTGATAAACTTAGAGAAGATATTAAAGCAGATGCCTTGTTTAAAATTTTAGAAGAAGTTAATTTTGGAAAAGCAAGTCCTGCATATGAAGGGGTGGACAATGAAGGAACAAAGGACGTTTCCGTTGATGAAGTCTTATCCACACCCTTAGATAAAAAAACTTACGAATCATTAGTAGTCCCAAGAATGCTTGCTAATTTAAATAGTAATTTTAAGGGTGAATGGAATTGGGGTGCAGATTTTTATAGAGATAGGGGGGTAGGTTTTGACGTTGTTGATGAATCTTCAAGGGCTAGCAGGGTATTTGGTCCTTATGAAATTAATCTTCCTGAAATTGATATTGACCCTGTTAAATTAGAATTATACGATTCATTAAAGGGGTTAAAACAATATGCCTTCATTGAAGATACTGATGCTAAGGAGGCTTTTAATGAGTTTACAAAACAACTATCTAATACAGATATTACAGGTAGTGCTGTGAAAAAATTAGAAAAATATAGAAAAGAAGAAGAAAAGGATATTGCGTCTTTTGAAGATTCTAGTAAAGATGAAGAAGAAGAAGAAGAAGATAGAGAAGATTCATTAAGAGATTATCAATTATTTACTGTTTATAAAGATAAAAAAGGTAATAAGACAAATAATATTAGAGATATTTATGCAGATTTAAAAGAGGCTATTACTGATGCGGGTCTTAGCATGGATGAATTATTAAATGACCTTAGTGCTCAAGCAGTAGAAAGGTTACTTTCTAGCACAGAATCTACTGAAGAAGGTGATAACTTCAAAACACAGATTGCAGAAGCAGTAGACAAGGTTAACTTAATGCAAGATTATATCTTATCATTGGTAGAAACCCATCGTGATAATGACGGTTCTTATGAAAAAATTAAAGATATTAGGAAAAACACAAATAACTTAGATAGGGCCGCATCTGCTATTAAGAGATTTGCTAGAACTATCAATGTTTCTCCACCTAATGTTGATGATGCTAATAGAATTATTAAGGCTATTTATAATTTTTATGATTCTAATTTGAGGATGGAAAGTGGTTCCAATAAAGGAGTTAAAAGAAGTTCTCTTAAAAATGTTCTTGATGGATTAAAAAGAACTTATGGAAACAAAAATCATAGAGATAAATTAACTGCAAACAACGCTACTAAATTTAGATTAGAAATCGAACAAGAATTTTCAGATGTTTTAACTGAAGACTTAATTGATTCAGGTATGGAAGATGTAGAAAACGTAATAGGGTATTTAATTGAAGGTGTAGATTTAACTACATTAAGTGATTATGATAGACAAATTTACGAATCTATTATTAAGGGAATTGCAAACGAAACATATGGAACCCCACTTTCTGACCCTAAGGTATATGGAAGAATATCAATAGAAACAGACGTTTCTTCTACTGTTGGAAAAGAAAAAAGGACTACTGATATTACCCTTAAATTAACCTTTGTAAAGACGGGTTCAATTAACCCCACAATGGGTTTGAGAGGACTTACGGGTAAGAAAACACTTACAGGTGGGACAAGAATAGGAGCGTCTACGGGAATTAGACAGGACCCCGAAACAGGAGAAAAGAAAACTTTTAGGTTTACCGCTAGTCAAAAGGCTATTGATAGAACTGCTAAAACTCAAGCAGACGGACTAATGGCTAGATTATCAACCTTAAGAGAAGCAGTTGGTGGTGTTTGATGAAAATTGTAACTGCCTCGGATGCACCCCTTCAAATAGTGAATTATACAAGTGGGGTGGGTTCTTATACAACCGCAGTTAAGGTTGCCGCGTTATTGGGTATTTCTGATTTTACTGCTGATACCTCACCCACATTAGCAGAAGTGGGTGACCTTATTCGCAGATGTGAAGACTACATTGATGAAATGGCTAATGATTCTTGGCGTGATAATTTAGTTGAAAATGAATTTCACGATTTTTTCTATGACGCATCAGGATTCTATCGAGATGAATACGTTGGAAAAATCCGACTACACAATGAATACATTCGTAAGATTATCAGATTAGCCGTATGGGATGGGGACCGTTATAGGGATTTAGCCTCAGCAGTTGCTACTGTTAAGTTTAACGATTTTACTGATGCGGGTATTATTACCTTAACTGCTGGGAATGAATCAGCAAGGACTTGGGAATTAACTGGTGGGACAGGTAGTTTTGAAAATGAGTATAATATTATATGGGGAAAAAGAACTGCCGCTCAAGAATTATGTTATCTTATTAATGAACAGGCTCCTACTGTAACTGCTGAATTTACAGGTGCTACACAAAGTAAAGCCTTAAAGGATATAACAAATAATTATAATATTTCAAAATTTTTCTATGCTAATTTAGAAGATGATGATACAGTTACTATTGTATCTTTACTTCCGGGTAGTGATGGAACAAATTGCACTATTTCTTCTTCATCGAGTAGCACTATTGTTACACCATTTACAGATAAAGAAGAATATTCACGAACACAGGATTGGTGGGATATGAAACCATCGGGCGATATTTTCTTCCGTTCAGAATACCCGTTAAGATTAAAACATTCTGTAAAGGCTACATATAAATATGGGAATATTACAGTCCCCGCAGTTATTGAAGACGCGGCTACTAAATTGGTCTGTTGTGAATTAATTGCTTCGGATGATTCTTACACGTTATTAGATGCCGGAGGAAGTCAATCAGGCATTGACCTTAAGAGTAAATATGACTCATATAAGGCTGACGTAGATAAGATTTTAAAGTTGAAGAAACGTGTGATGTATTACCTAGACGGGATGTGATATTATGTGGAAAGATATTCTTAAATTTAAACCTAGAGAAGGTGAAATTGTTGTAGAAACTGATGAATATATCTTACTCGATACAATCGAAAATGCGGATAAGATTGTTCCAAATGACGACCCCGGTTATAGAAATGTATGTGCAAGGGCTAATCTTGTAGTCCGTAGCAACCTGCATAATTTACATATTAAGGGTTTAGAGAAATTTACAAGAGAAGATAGAGAAATGGTTAGTAAATTATCGTGTAAACAATTAAAATTATTCGTTGATAAGTGCGCGATTGCTATTGTTAGAGCCGGAAAACAAAATGATAAATATTACAAGGATATTATGGAACAACATAAAATCCTTGGTGACTTAAATACTTGGTTGTGATTTTATGGATGAATGGTGGGAAATGCTTAAGGCTAATAAAAAGAAAGCCCGCCGTAAGAAACAGAAAAAGAATGTAAAGCGCGATGCTTGTTATTACAAAGTTAAGAGTAGATATAAAAAGTGGCCTTCGGCCTATGCTTCCGGTGCTTTAGTTCAATGTCGTAAAGTTGGTGCAGATAATTGGGGTAATTCAAATGACTGATGATTGGCAGGAAGTTCTTAAGCGCAAGCGAAAGAAGTCACGCGGTCGCACAAGAAAACCGGGCAAGGCTCGAAAAAAAAGAAAGAAATTAACTGCGAAGCCTTCTTCTGAGAAATCTCTTTCAGATTGGTTCGGTCGTAAAGGTGCTAAAGGAAGCACAGGTGGATGGATTGATTGCAATACCTGTCGTGAGGATAAAAACGGGCGTAAGAAATGCAAACCTTGTGGAAGAGCAGAAGGTGAAAAAAGAAGCGAATACCCTGAATGTAGGCCAACGCCCGGTGCTTGTAATCAAAAAGGAAGAGGAAAGACTTGGGGAAAGGGGGGAAAATAAATGCGTGACGCTTGGTTAGATTTATATATTAGTGACGTGTTAGATAAACAGGTATACCGTAATGGTATTAAAATTAGGTGGTGGAAATGGTGGTAAGTTGGGAAAATCTTCTCAAGGTTGATATCGAAGCCCCTGATGATGAGGACGAAGAAGAAATCGTTGAAGTTATGAATCAATTAATTTTCACATTAGGTGCTATTAAAGAAGCCTTAGAAAATAAAGAACCAATGGAACAAATTTTTGAATATATTAATTCAACTGTTGAAAGTCTTCAAAGTGCAGGTGCTACCGCTATCCTAAAAGCGTATGATGCATTAACTTCTAAAAAAGCAAGAAAGTTTTTCATTCAAAATTTAAATAATAATGTAAATGAGGAAGCACAAAAATTAAGAATGCTTCTTTTTGATACAGATGATGATGATGTAAAACCAACACTTGAAGAATTACTTAGAATGTATAGAAGCGAAGGTCATGGTCCTAATTCCCCTATTATTAATTTAATTCAAGATTCATTATCATATTTTAGAGAAGAAGAAGGGAGGGTTGCTTATGTCTGATTGGAAAGATATTCTTAAAGGGTGTGGGTGCGGCTGTAATTCATGTGGCGATGAAGACGTGGAAAAGGCCGGAAATAAAAAACCTCAAATTGAAAGAGTCAAAGGTGGGGTGAAGTATCGTGGTGAAAAATTCCCCGGTGTTAATAAACCTAAGAGAGCACCTAAGGGTAGCAAAAAGAAATATCGTGTATTGGCTCATCAGGATGGAAAATACCGTGTAGTGGAATTTGGTGCAAGAGGGTATAAGGATTTCTTACAACACAAAGATTCAAAGCGAAGGGCTAATTTCAAATCCCGTCATAACTGTGATGAAAAGAAGGATAAAACCAAGGCAGGGTATTGGGCTTGTAATTATAATTGGTGATTGCTATGTGGTTTGATGTTTTAAAGATTAAAACGTCAGCAGGTGTAGACCTTGTGGTTTCTGATGTGGATATGTTCATTAATGAATTAAGGAGAAAATTAAGTCAATCAGTTGCAGAAATTTATGAAGGACCGAAGGGCGGTGGTCGTCGTTCATATGTTAGATTTAATCCTCCAAATGGTAGGGTAGTAGGTAAAACTAGAACATATAACGTAACGTATAGAAATAAATACGCACCCGGAAAAAGACAATCCTTTGATATTATTATGAATGAAAACGAAGAAGGGGATTATTATTTTAGAAGTGTTATTGGAACAAATATTAAACTACTTCCTGAATCTCAAGTAAATAATGAAGAAGATTTACTTACCGCTATTGTTTCATCTGTATTAAAAGAAATTATTATTAGTATGCCTCAATCTTTTAATCTTGACGAAGTTTGGAACGAAGTGGAAGACTTTGATACATGGAAAAAAGAAGTTGAAGACGCTAATTTTGGATATACCTATGATAGACAAACAGGTAAAATGGTTAAGCAAAACTTGAATGAAATGATTCAAAGTTCTCAAGAAAATAACTTAAACCTATACGATTATTTATTAGCAAGTGAAATGGGGTTAGGCGCAAGTGATATTGCTACTACTTCAACAGAAACAAGAGTAGAAAGACCAAGTTTCCAAAGAATTCTTGCTAGAAGAGGAAGACAAAAAATGCCTGAGGTTGATGCTAATTCTATTATGAACGAAAGTCAAAAGAATGAATTAATTAATCTATTACAGGACAAGGTTACAGTAAATGGTAATAATCCAAATTGGGGTAAATTTATTGTAGAAAATACTATTCAACAATCATCAAATAAATTAGGTGAATTCTTTAAAGAAATGAATGAATGGATTAGTTCTATTGAAACCAAAGGTGGCGTTCCAGCATTCCCAAATCCTGAGGAATTACGAAACGTTTATAACATATTCCGTCAGTCCATAAACTACAAAGGTGATTAAATGTTCCGCCGTATGTTAAAAGATACTGCCCGTTTTGCAGAAGAGGCGGAGCAAATTTTACAAACAATCGCAGATAGGGAAATGGCTATCTATGAACATTTAGGGGAAGAGATTACAGACGAGTTAATCAAAAAC